CAGCAAACGTTTCAGGCTCTAATAACATCTTATGTATTATTGTTCCAAACTGCATTGCATCAGTAGTTTTTGTTTCTTTATTCCAGTAAGCCAATAAGTGATTAGGTGACTTTTTAAACTGGCACAATGCCGAGTAACTTAAGTGATTCTTTTTCATAATATATAGTTTAATTTATTTTTTATTTAACTGAGTTCCGATTACAACTCCTAATGTGAGGCAAAGCAAGACCACTTGTATCACCTCTAAAACGCTTGTTTCTATCATTGTTTTTTAAAGTTATCTGCTTCAGAATCTGAATAAATTGAATACTGATAAGCATCTATTAATTTTAAAACAAGTCTGTCCTTCAGTCTCTTTTCGGCCATTGCAAAAGGATAAGGTGCTTTGCAGTTCTTAGGGCTTGCTTCACCAGTTGACCAGATAATCTTATTACCTCGTTTTGCATCTCCAACAATTGCAACATCTTGGTTGCTGTCTCTATATATTGTAGGTGCGCCGAACTGTATGTTTTCTTGAGCTGCTATCTTTTCACAAGCATCGTGGGTAATTATCCACATTGAGCGTGTACCTCTTTTTAATTCCCAAAAGTCATCTTTTGACAAATTATATTTTTGTGCTAATTCTTTAATTTTCATAGTTTTTAATTTTAGTAAATATAGTTTTTAATTTATTTATTCTTTGTTCATTGTATTGCACCGCAATAGTTTTTAATTGTTTTGCAATGTTGTCTAATTGTGAAATGTAACCTTCAAACCTGTGTCTATGTATTTCTAAGTCATTGCTTGATAGTCTTATTTGACAAATAATTCTCTTATTCCAGTTAGCTCTTACAGCTAAGTTTCTTAATCTGTCTTGTAAATACTTATTAGTTTCATAAGCCCACCAATGAGCTATATTGTCATTATGGTGCTGTTCGTTGTGAGGGTGCGGATAATGTATCATTGATTGTTGTATTGCTCCATTAAACTCAGTAATACCTCAGAGTAAGAACGGTGTCCGTTCTTTTTGCATTTACCTTGAAATTCTACCAGCGTATCAATTTTATTTGCTGGTACATAAAAAGTTCTTGTTGTATATGAAATTTCTCTGCTCATAATTATTTATTTATATAGTTAATTAATTGTTCGTTTTGTTTATCTATTTTACTTGCTAATTGACTTAGTTCTTCTAAGTCGTTAAAGATTTGCGTTTTATTAAATATATCCATTTTCTTAATGTTTAGAAATTGAAACTGCTGTTGTGTTAAAATTATCATCAATAAATTCTTTTACCTTTTGTACAGTATGAAATGGTAAATTTAACTCTATTGTTTTTTTATTAATAAGAGTAATTGTAAATGTGTTTAAGTTTTTCATAATAATAGTTTTAAAGTTTATGGTTGTAAATATATATATAATTATAATACATATCACAAAACACACTAAAAACTTTATTAACAATAAAATGTTAATTCTAAAATAAATGTGTAATTCTGGCTACTTGGCCATTGTATTTAGAGAAGATAAAACCTTCTATTGCTTGGTTATTAGACGAAGTGTAACCCATCTTATGATGCCAATTGTCAGCGGGCGATGGGCTACGGAAACTCTCCAAACTGCAACCAATTAAGTCTTTACTTACTTTGTGGTGAACGTGGTGCGCAAACATATATCTATATTTAGTCTCACTCCATTCTTTACATTCATCAGCCATTAATAAAGGTAGTAAATCCCACTTAGCACCATCACCATGTGTTGAGCCTATTAAATTATCATAATAAGTATAATACTTTCTATGTTGTAAACTAATATCAAAAGTTATGTTTTTACTATTTCTAAAATAAGTTGCAATAGTATCTGCCAAGCAAAAGCCAGTCAAATAATCGTGGTTACTGCTATTGTACACAACGTGCAAATCAGGATAAAAGCTAACTAATGTTTCAATAATATTTATATATAATCTTTTTGCTATATGAAAATGTTCAAAAAACATACCATCCACATCTTGAACAGTTCCCCTTGTAGTTTTACCACCGCTTGGTGTGTCAATGTGCATTACATCATTGCCAATACATAAAACTAATTTATCTATATTAAAACCGTTACTCTTTTGTAATATACCGTCAATAGCTTCTAATGTTCTTTGTACTGCTATTTGTTTGTTATACTCTTCACCACTTACAAAACTTTTACATAATTTACCAATATGTATATCTGCTGGTGATATTAAAAGGCAATGACCGTCATTTACTTTAGGTTTAACAACCTTTTCAAAGTTTGGTGAGTATTCTTTTAAGTCGTTTAGTAACTGTTGCTTAAACTGCTTTAAATCGTTTTTCTTAAAATTAGGATTCTTAAAATATAAACTGGCTTTTTTGTTTTTAATCCAGCCACTATGAATATCATTTGGATTTAAACCTTCTGCTTGTGCTTCTTGCTTTAACCTTCTGTAATCGTTTATAATCTGAGCTTCGTCTGTATTTAAACGGTATCTTGGGTTAGCACCCTTTTCTCGCCACCTTTTATTATGTGATTTCATTTAACAGTTTTTTGTTAAATATATAAAAAAATTTTATTAATTACTTTTTAGAGCTTGTTCCGTAGTAGAAAGCAAAGATGTTTCCAATGACAACACCCTCAACCATACCCATTAAATGTATAAACAATTCATTGTCTAAAACTTGTGGTATATACACTACTGCATAAATTATAAAAACAAAACAAGCTAAACCAATAACCCCTGTAACGTTCATCATCCAGTCGTTAGCACCAGACTCAGCCATTTTGACCTCTCTATCTCTTGCGCTGTCTCTGTCTTGCACCTCTAACTCGTAAAATTCTACAAGCTGCTTATGTATTTGCTCTTTATCTTCTTTTGATATATTAGATTGACTAACTAAATTTTTAACAACTCCTAACAAGCCTTTATCTGGTAAAAGGTTTTTTGCTACCTCAAAAACTTGTGGTGCTTTTTCTTTTAGTAATTGACCTATTTTAGTGTCTTGCAGTTTCTTCATCCGCTACAACTTTCACAAGTTTCGTCATCTATGTTGCAAGTTCTTTCTGGAACTGGAACATTTTCCATTCTTTTAATTAAGTCCTCTAAATTAGTTTGATTTTTTTCCATTTAGTTTTTCTTTTGCTTTTTTGGTTTTTGGTTTAAATGATTTTGGTTGTAAATCTAAATATTCTACCTCTGCTGAGAAACAAGGGCATTGCTTCATAAATTCGTGTTCCTCTACACCATCGCCATCTTTGTCAGGTGAGTAGTCTCTATGGCCGTGAATGCTTGCTTGTGGATAAATGTTTTTTAATACTTTTAGTATTTTAATTAATGATGCTTTTTGAGCTTCTGTTCTTGTGTCTTTTGCTTTACCATTTACGTCAAGTCCTCCTGTATATGCAATGCCAATGCTGTCGCTATTACCATTCTTAACGTGCGCACCAATCTTAGAAACTGCTCTACCTGAATTAATTTTCCCTTCTGTACCAATTATGTAATGGTAGCCAATATCTGAAAAACCCCTGTTTAAATGCCACTTCTTTATAGTAGCTGGACTAACATTCTGCCCTTCTTTGGTAGCAGTACAATGTATTACTATTTTGTTAACTTTTCTCATCTTTTCTTTTGTTTACTTTTTTCTTAGCACTATTAATTAAACGTGCTTCCATCTTCACAACCTTAACCCTTAACTGTATATTTTCTTCAATTAACAACTCTATCTTTGTTTCAAGCTGTTGTATCTTATTACTAAGAACCGCAACTTGTTGAGCATATAAATTATCTTCTCTTTCATCTTTTTGTGCAGTAATATCAATTTTCTTTTTCCATATACTCCAAACCTCCTTTAATCCTATTGCTGAAATTAATGCTGTTACAGCCATTAATATACTGTGGTCATCCATCTTTATACTTTTTAAACAATTCATTCTGGCATTGGTTCACTCCAATCGCTACCAGCTAAAATAACTAAAATTTCTTCGTGAGTGTATACTCCTAAAGGTGTTAAAGTTCCATCAGTTATAAAACTTGGTTCAACTTGGTAACTTAAAACCATTTCAGTATTAGCTAAATTCCTTCTTACAGATTGAGCAGAGCTTTGGTTTACTTGTGAAAATAACACAAGGTTGCTGTCTGATAAATCACAAATTATGTATGTTCTATTATTCATTTTTATTTATTTAATATTATTTAACTTGGTGTGTCTGTTGTTCTATCTTCTACATCCATATTAACACTAAGCGAGTTGCTACTGCTATACGGTGCATCTCCTATTACTTCATCGCCGCCCATTCCATCACTTAAACCGTTGGCATAACTACCAACACCATCTACGATAGCATTTTCACCCATATTGTTAGGAGCTGCTACATTTTGGCTTTGTCCATTATTAGTTCCCTTTTCGTCTAAAGCTATCCAGTAAGGGTCTACCCAAGATGTGTTGCTTCCTAACTGCCACCAGCTTACTAAGTTTGAATAGGCACTATGGTTGTTTAGATTAGATGGCACTCCTTCATTATAAATTTCTGTTACTTGTGAAGATGTTAAACCAGCGTTCCAGACAGATACATTTGAAATAGAGCCATTGAAAAGAAAAGAATCAGAATAATAGTAGCCAATTAAAGTTTTAATACCATCAAAATCTAATGTTGTTGGAAATGAACCACCAGAATTTGTAGAAGTATCAGCACCGTCTAAATACATTTTAGAATTGGATTGACTACCTGACTTATAAACAACGGTTAAATGATGCCAACTTGTTGTATCTGTAAAAGGAATACTAATATAATTAAAACCTGATTGAGTTGGTTGAACTCTAAAATATAATCTATTATTATAAAAATATATTTGTATAGGACCAAAAACACCATTGCCATTATTAATAGAAAATAGTCCAGGAGCCGTTCCTATTGACGTAGCTTTAAACCATATCGAAATACTTAAATCACCACTATAAGAATTACCCAAAGAATTTCCTAACCCAGTTCCAAAATCTATATAATCATTTGCGCCATCAAAATCTAAAGCATAAGGAGAGTAACCACTTGTAAAACTTAAATCACTTTGAATTAGATTGGCTTGTGTCATTCCTGAGCTTGTGCCATCGTTTGAATTAGAACTGTCATCAGGGATAGTCCAATCAGTACCATCATAAGTAGCAGAAGCATCTAATTTCCACCAACCCTGTAAAGAAGTAAATCCTGACATTGAAGTAAGTGGTGAACCATTATTGTAAAGAGTTTCTATTGAGTTAGAACCTGTTTCTGGTAGTGCTGTGTTGAATACTTGAACGTTTGAAAGTTTGCCATTAAAATTATATCCAGAAGCGTGATTGTATTCTCCAATTACAGTTCCAATACCTATACCAGTTCTTGCACTACCAACTGTTAAATTGCTACCAAGCTGTAAGCCATTTACATACACTTTAGCAGTAGTACCACTAACAGTTAATATTGCATTATACCAAACCCCATCACTTATAGTCATTGTGCTTGTTGTTTCATCTCCACCGCCTACAGATATAAAAAAACTACCATTTTGATTGCTTTGAAATATTAATCCATTTGGATATGCAGAACCTGAATTGTATATAACAGAACTGTGAGCAGAATCCCTATTTAACCATAAAGAAACACTAAAATCATTTCCTTCTACTTGACTTAAGTTACCAATAGAAATAGTACTACTTGTAAAATCAAAAACATAATCTTTCAAAGAACTATTAGGCACTAAATAATCTGCTCCGTTAAACGAATCTTGGTCACCGAGTGGGTAATATGCCACTGGAGCTGGACTTAAACTCATTGGGTTTGACACAGCAGAACCACCACCATATAATGTAGCTATTTGACCTGTAGCAGTTTGACCTACTGAAACACCACCATCAGAAAGGGCATAATTAAAAACAACCACTTGGTCTAATTTCGTTTGAGAAACTCTATATGTAGGATGTAAAGAGCTTAAAGCTCCAATATATAAATTTCCTTCAGCGTTTTTTATAGTTCCAATACTTGCGGAATTAGAATCTGTTAAAACACCATCAATATACATTTTATGGATAGTGCCACTATAGCTAACAATTACGTGATGCCAATTACCATCGTCATATGTAAAAGTTGAATTGAGAGTACTTGCACCAGAATGACATACTAAATAAGATTTTATTCCAGAGGTTACAAAATTTAAATCAAAACCATTTGAGCCAGACGCTTCAGGAAAAGTTAAAAAATATTTATCATTTTGTGAAAGAGAAGTTTTAAACCAAATTGACATAGTAGCCGAACTAAATTCATCTATAGTTAATGGCGTTGATATATAATCATTTTGGTCAAATTTGTCCATAGAATAGTTACTCTGCTTGTCTTTATTCTCATTGTTAGGCAAACGCCATTGTCTATTTGTAAACTGTGTACTCATATCTTAATTTTTTAGTCTCCAAGACGATTCCAATATTTTAAATTACTTGGTTCAATAGTTGACAAGTCTTTAGTTAAATTAGTTCCTGTTGCGTTGTATATCTCTGCTATTTGGTTTACTGTGCCACCTGTTCCATCTGTTAGAGCTGTGTCCCAGATAGCAAACTCATCAAGTTTACCGCCATAGTTTTTGCTATTTGCTGGTATTAATGACCAAGAGTCTTTTCCTATATTAAAATCGTTTGAACCAGATACAAAAGTAAATCCACTTAAGCTTAAAGTTAATGGAGTTGCATTGTCAATATAAAGTTTAAAAGTTGTTCCATCATAAGTAAATACAATATGCGTCCAAAGATTAATGTTAGATGAAAACGTATATGTCGGAACTGTGAAAACAGTGCTTGCAGATGGAGAGTTTAAATAAATATAAGTTGCTTTAGTCCAATTTCTACCAAAAGCAAAAGCTAAACCATAATTTGAATTATTCGCATCCCTATTGCCAAACACAATACCTTGATTTGCAAAGGTTAAATCAGTCCTAAACCAGAAAGAAATACTAAATTCAGTAGCTCCATTCATATCGGATAATGTACCAGCATTTATAAAATCATTTACTTCATCAAATTCCATACTGTAATTATTAGCAATACCAGCTAAAGCAATATCTACTGTTTGAGTAGATGTATTTGGACAAACACTTGAACCACTTGAAGTAGTATCATAAGTAATAGTATGACTTGCAACAGTAGAAGCACTTAAATCTATTTCACCAGTAGTTGAATTAATTACTAAACCAGTAGTTCCGCTAAACGTTCCACCTGTTAAACCTGTTATAGTTGGTGTTGGGTCTGCATCTGTTGGTTCATAACTACTCGCAGAATAAGAAAAAGCAGCATTATCCAAAGCAGTTTCAGTTACTGTTACACTCGATGAAGTATTTGAACAACCATTAGAATCTGTTCCAGTAACAGTATAACTTCCAGCGGTTGCAGTTATGCTTTGAGTAGTTTCACCACTTGACCATAAATAAGTATTTAATCCAGCAGTAGCAGTTAATGTAGTATTAGAACCAGCACAATAAGAAAGAGTTCCGCTAATAGCTACTGTAGGAAGTGCTAATTCTGATACTGCTACCTGTGCAGATGTGTTAGAACATCCATTGCTATCTGTTACCGTTACTGTGTAATTACCAGCAGTTGCGCTAATAGTTTGAGTTGTTTCACCATTTGACCAAAGATAAGAAACAAAACTTCCAGCATCTAAAGTAGTAGAAGCACCAGAGCAATAAGTTAATGTTCCTGAAATACTAACACTTGGCAAAGCATTTACAGTAATTGTTGTTCCGCCTGAACTTGTACAACTATTTGAATCTGTTCCAGTTGCAGTAAATATAGTTGTTGTGCTTGGTGAAACTGTTATGCTCGTTCCTGTTCCGCCATTACTCCAAGTGTAAGAATTAGCACCACTTGCAGTTAATATTGTGCTTTCACCATCACAAATAGTACCAGCAGAAGCACTTACTGTTACAGTAGGTATTGTATTAATAGATAAATTAAAAGTTGCAGTAGCAGCATCAGTATCTGTATAAGTAATTACATAACTGCCAGCAGTTGAACCAGAAATGTCAACTTCACCTGTTGTTGTACTAATAAAAACTAAACCAGCAGTAGAACTAAAAGTTCCAGCACCAGCGTTATTACTTATGGTTGGTGTAGGGTCATTTGCGTCAGAACAAAATGCGCTTGATGAATAAGTAATTGAAACAGAAGTTATGCCAACAATATCTGTTTGACCAGCCCAACTTTCCTTCTGAGATTTACCCCAGTCATTAGTCGCACTACCAGCAGCTTGCCCCCAACCTATGTTATTATTTACCGAACCTTTACCCCAAGTATCACTCATAGTTTTTTTATTTTAAAGTACCCAAGTTTGATTTTCTGCAACGTCATCTGGATACATATCCGCTTGTGTATTGCTGTAATATTCTGGAAAGTTTGAAGGTGCTACTCCACTCTGCATATAATCAATAAATCTTCTTGTATAAAATTGTGCTGTGCTTTCTGACTTTTGTATTAAGTAGTCAACGTGTTCTTTTGTTAATGCTGTACTGTTTTCAGGATTCTTTGTATATATACCACCGTTTGCAATATTAACACCAGCATAAGGTAAATACTCAACCATTGACCAGTGTAGCAACATATCTTTTATATAGTCATTTAATAAAGCTAAATAAGGGTCAGCTAATGTACCAGCAACAATCTCTGCTTGTATTTTATTATACAAATCAGTACCAAGATAATTCTGTATATGTATATCCTGCGCTTGGTTTATAAATGGCAACAGTTTGTCATTATCTATATTACCGTTAGCAGCAGTAAAAACTGAAATATCGTGTCTTGTTACAAGTAGTGCCTTGCTCATATTACTTAACTTTACCGTCTAAGTCATCAATTAATTTCTCTAAATCTTGCAGTTGCTTTTTATAACCTTCTAAGACTGGACTTTCAGCACCTAAATCAGCTAAAACATCTTCTGCTTCATCAATTAAACCTTCTGCTTGTGCATAAGCATCATTCATATCAAATTTGATAATATCACTTGCTTTAGTCAATGCTATTTCAGCTTTTTCAAGTTCCTCTTCTACAAGTTCTTCTAATCCAAACCCTTGATTTAAAAATTCCTCTATGTCATCCATTACAGATAACTCTATTTTTTGACTTGATAATTTTTCTTTATTATCTTTTAAACTTAGTTTATTAAAAACTGTTTTTAATGTATTCATTTTTTATTTTATTTTATTATTTGTAATTTGGGTGATGTCCTTTATTTGGCATATTAACAGGAGCTTTTTTTGCATCATTATGACCTGTTGGTTTTGCCTCGTAACTTTTTGGTATTTCCTTTACTTCATCGTAATCATTTAAAGACTTACTCCCTTTTTTACCATCTAATGCAGCTGATGTTTTCATCTTATACAATACTTGCTGCCATTTATGTCGACAATACACACCGCCTTTGAATTTGAACAAGTCGAATTTTTCACCCTTGTGCATTGGTAATTCAGCAGCTTTAAAATTCATTTGTCTTGACGCTTTATCAATATCTTCTAATCTATAAACAACCCCTCTCTTACTTCTTGCCATCATTTCAACACAAAACTTTCTACTTTTACCGCTTTCACCTTTTGCACTTCCAGTGTTGTATTTATATCTAACCTTGTAATAACTTTTGTCTAATGTTGAAAAACCGTTAGGGTCGTTTTTTATTGGTGTATCACTTTTAACTGCTGAAGCTAATTCAATCATATTATCAGCCCAATCTTCAACGCTTTCGTTTTCGTCTTTTACATCTCTAATATCTACAATCTCAAATTCTTCATTATTAATTTTTTCTCCTTTTAATTCGTTTAATGCTTCTTGAAGAAATAAATCGTCATTATCACTTGAAAATTGTTGTTCATTATATCTTGACCTACCTCTTCTTTTAACACCTGTTTGCTCTTCTACAGTCTCGCTATTATTAACGTTCTCTAAATCCATAAACTCTAAAGGCTCAATAGTTTTAAAGTAAAGATTTAAACTAATATCATTAACAGCTAATATTGTGTCTAAGCAATCAATCAAGAGGTTTTGATATGGTTGTATTACTACGTTGTTAAAAAGCCTTGAGGCGTTCTCTATTTCATCAGCATTACTTGAGAAACCATTAGCAGAAGATAAACCTAAAAGCAATGGTGAAGTAACTCTATGAGTTAACATAATCTTTCTTGAACACTCTTCACTTAAAAAAGAATAATGATTAGGTGCATCATTTAATGGTATGTCCTCGACAGTAGTAGCACTTTCTGCGTTATTGTTAAAGGCGATTATCGTTTTTTCTCCGTAACTTCCGCTTAGCTTAGACATTACATCATTCTTTATAGCAAGTTGTTTTTCTCTATCTGGCACACCATTGTTAAAATTGACAACCTTAGTTCCACTAAAACCATTTTGAGTATCGTTAATTAAATAACAAGCAATTTCGTTTTCAAGTGTTGCGTAAGATGTATTGTAGTCAGCTGGTGAATAGTAGTAGAAACCTGTGACATATCTTTTAATAATATAAATTTCATTTTGTCCACCACTACCAAAAACAGGAAACTTTTTTAGTTTAGTATTTCTTTGAACCTTAGACCAATCAGCAGAATAAAAATAGTTTTTTATTTCGCCTTTGTCATTCATCTTTTCAGCTCTAAGCGTTTCTCTTGGAAAATGTGTTATTGCTGATATTTTATTGCCATTGTAAGTAATTTGAAAAGCAGCCTCTCCTAATAACTTTAAATCTTGACAAACATTTCTTAAATCGTGAGGTTTAACTAAACTTTTCATTTGAGCATACTGGTCAGGCTTCTCAGCCGAATCAGTAGCATCTAATCCTTTGCCATATATCTGGTTGACTATTCCGTTAATTACCGCATTGTTTGTAGTGCTATCCATATAAGCCGAGATAAGGCTTTGATAATAGTCGTTGTTATCTCCTATTGATACATAGTTTCTATTACGTTCTTCTGTAATAGTAGGTCGTTCGTATTGATTAAGTTGTATTAAGTGTAAGTTATCCATAATGTACAAATTGATTGTCTCCTGTGCTTTGTTCTATATAAACACCGTTTGAAATTTCATAGTCTGAAAGTGTTTGGTCAGAACAATACATCTTGTCTTTAAAAATTATTGCGTTGTCTGTTGTATTGGTGATTGTAATAGTATAGTAATTATTTTCAACTAATGCTTGAGTAGTTGAATATTGGTAATAGTAATCCAGCTCA